TTCGGTGATCTCGTTGATCCCAAGGCCCATCGTTCCGAAGATAACCGCTTCGATCACTGTCTGGGACATGTCTTCAACGTCACACTTTTGATAGTCATAGTGTAATGGCATCATTGTCTCCGTAGTTTGGGTTTCCCGTTTCGGCCTAACAGCCATCATCAGGGGACAGCACACACTGCCCGACGGGCGGGGGGCCGAAGCCCCCCGGTTTGTTAGTCGATCTTCATATCGCCGAGGGACCAGAGCAGCCCGATCAGTGACCACGGGGTTCCGACGATGGCGATGCTCAGGAGTCCGACACCGACGATGTGGTCGAACAGATCCATATCTGGATAGAGCAGCCGAACACCGGCAGCGCCGAGACCGAGGAAGCAGGGAAGCACCACACCGAAAGCCTGAGCTTTCCTTTTGGCGATGGTCCGAGCGTGAGCGATAAATACTGGCTTCATGATGGTATCTCCGTTGGTTGGTGGCGGGGCCGAAGCCCCGCCGGGTTGTTAGCGAATGCCGTGGACGTGGCGCTTGACCGTGGTGGTCTTCTTGTTCTCCTCGAACGCGGCCTCGCCGTGGATCCTGATGTAGTCGGCTTTGCCCGGCGCACTCTCGCGAATGGTCTCCTCGCGTATCTCGAACCGCTGGTCGTTGCTTTCGAGGATCGAGGCTTTGAGGCTCTTTTGCTCCGTCTCGATCAAAGCCTTTGCCAGTGCCAGCCGCTGCCAACGCTCGACGTAGTCGGCTTTGCGGTTGCTGCCGATGATTGCTTCGAGCTGCTTCTGAAATTGTGTAGCCATTTTGGTATCTCCATGTTGTCTTGATTACTGATATAAAATCAGTAAATCATTTTATCCCATTTCACAACCCATAAAATGGGATTAGATCAAATTAATTTAGGCCAAAATGTCGCGCCCGGCCGGGGTTACTGGCACTGATTGCCATTGTCGGACGGCATCGGCGCCGCCCGGCCCCGTCTATTTGGGGCCACCTAGGCGCGGTCGTGTCGTGTCGTGTTAGGTTGATAAATTCATTCGCAGATATTATCGTTCGGGCATGTCCGGCGCGCTGCACACCATCCCCGATCAAGATCTCCGCGAGATGCTGCTCCTTGAAGAGCAGTTGAAGAAGCTTGAGACCCGAGAAGCGGCCCAAACAAGTTTCATGGCCTACGTTTCGCACGTCTATGACGGGTTCATCGTGGGCCGGCATCATAAAATCATTGCAGAAAAGCTGGAGCGCATCGCATCGGGTGACTTGAAGCGTTTGATTGTGAACATGCCGCCTCGTCATTCGAAGTCGGAGTTCGCGTCTTACCTCATGCCTAGCTGGTTCTTGGGCCGAAATCCGAAGTTGAAGATCATTCAGGCTACGATGAACACGGAGTTGGCGGTACGTTTTGGACGCAAGGTCCGAGATTTGATTGCCGACCCGGTATATCACGAGGTTTTTCCGGACACGGACCTGAAAGCAGACAGTCAGGCGGCTGGTCGGTGGGAGACTGGTGCGGGTGGCGAGTATTTTGCTGCTGGTGTAGGCGCTGCGATGACGGGCCGTGGTGCAGATTTGTTGATTATTGACGATCCGCACTCGGAGCAGGATGCTTTGTCCTCGACTGCGTACGATCAGACGTATGAGTGGTACACATCTGGGCCTCGACAGAGGTTGCAGCCTGGTGGTTCGATCATCATTGTGCAGACCAGGTGGTCAAAAAAGGATCTGACGGGCCGGTTACTGCAAGCACAGGGCCGTGATCTGATGTCCGACCAGTGGGAGGTGGTAGAATTCCCTGCCATTATGCCGTCGGGGGAACCACTGTGGCCTGAATTTTGGGCAAAAGACGAGCTTTTGAAGGTTAAGGCTTCGTTGTCCTTGGGAAAATGGAATGCTCAGTGGCAACAGAACCCTGTTTCGGAAGAAACGGCTGTTATCAAGCGCGAATGGTGGAATGAGTGGGAAGAGGACGACATTCCGCAGTTGGATTATGTGATTCAGTCCTATGATACGGCGTATTCCAAGCGGGAGACGGCTGACTATTCGGCGATTACGACGTGGGGGGTGTTTGAACCGCATGATAACGGCGATCAGCACTTGATTTTGATGGACGCGAAGCGTGGTCGCTGGAGCTTTCCGGAGTTGAAGCAGGTTGCCCAAGAAGAAAACGACTATTGGGAGCCTGACATGATGCTGATCGAGGCCAAGGGCAGTGGCACACCGTTGGCGGACGAGATGCGTTTGCTGAATTTGCCTGTGGTGACGTATTCACCGGGCAAGCGCAAGGGCAGTGGCGGCATGGACAAGATGACGAGGATGCACATGGCTTCGCCGATCTTTGAATCGGGTAAAGTGTGGTATCCGGCGGGTAAGAAGTTCGCAGAGGAGGTGATCGAAGAGGTTGCATCCTTTCCGAATGGCGATCATGATGACTTTTGTGATAGCATGACGATGGCTCTGATGCGTTTTCGCCAGGGCGGCTTCATTAGTTTGCAGGGTGAAGAGCTTGAAGACTGGCTCCCGTCTAAAAAAAGAGAATATTACTAAGCCCAAGATTCGCGTTGTTGCGAACAGGTTCTCTAAGATCATGCTGCCAGAGAAGCGTAAGCCGACAAAGCTGACATAAGGAACTTTTTATGGCAATTCCTCCACAGACAGTAGACATGGCGATGGGTCCGGGCGGTCCGGTGCAGCAGATGCCCGAAGAGATGACCGTTGAGTTACCTATGGATGACATGCTTCCAGAAGGCATTGAGATGGCTGGCATGGGGGAGATGGTCGAGGTTCAGGCCGAGATGTACGACCACAATGCGAACTTGGCCGAAGTTCTTGACGACTCGATACTTGGTTCTTTGTCCTCGGACCTTCGGAACAAGGTCGATACGGACAAGGAGTCTCGTGAGGATTGGGAAGAGGCGATTGCCAAGGGCTTGAAATTGCTTGGTGTGAACTACGAGGAGCGCAACGAGCCGTTCCTTGGCGCAAGTGGCGTGCATCACCCGCTTCTCAGCGAGGCTGTGACGCAGTTTCAAGCGCAGGCTTACAAGGAGATGCTGCCTGCTGGTGGTCCGGTGAAGACCCAGATCCTTGGTGCATCGAACAAGATGCTGGAAGATCAGGCCCAGCGCGTAAAAGATTTTATGAACTACCAGCTTATGGAGGTCATGGACGAGTACGATCCGGATACGGATCAGATGTTGTTCTATCTGCCGCTGACGGGATCGACGTTCAAGAAGGTTTACTTTGACAGCAACAAGCAGCGTGGTGTTTCGAAGTTTGTACCTGCTGAAGATTTGATTGTTCCGTATGCAGCCAGTGATTTGAACACGGCGGAGCGGGTAACTCACGTCATTCGCATGACAGAGAACGAGCTTCGCAAGTCACAGGTCTCTGGGATGTATCGTGACGTAGAGATACAACCGCAAGATGAGGAAGAAGATGGTCCGATTCGAACGAGTGGTAACGAGCTTCAAGGTATCCATCCATCATATGGTGACGATAGTCACACCCTACTTGAGATCCACACAGAGCTTGATCTTGAGGGTTTTGAAGACGTTGACGAGATGGGTCAACCTACGGGGATTAAGCTTCCGTACATCGTTACTATTGACGAGTCTTCGGGACAGGTTCTGTCAGTGGTTCGAAACTATCGGCAGGCAGATCCCCTTCGCCGAAAGCGTCAATACTTCACACATTTTAAGTTTCTCCCTGGGTTTGGCTTTTATGGCTTTGGCCTGCTTCATACTATAGGTGGCCTGTCGCGTGCGGCGACCTCGATACTGCGGCAGCTTATAGACGCCGGCACGTTGTCGAATCTGCCTGCCGGATTCAAGGCTCGTGGTGTTCGTATCCGTAACGATGACGAGCCGCTGGCGCCGGGCGAGTTTCGGGACATCGATGCACCGGGTGGAGATTTGCGGAATGCTTTGATTCCGCTGCCGTACAAGGAGCCGTCGAGCACGCTTGCGTCACTGCTTGGTGTGATCGTGGATTCTGGGCGCAGGTTTGCACAGGTTGCAGACGCGAAGATCGCAGACGCAAATTCTCAGGCACCGGTTGGCACGACGGTGGCTCTGATCGA